TAACAATCTCGTTATTTATTAAACTGCCAATTAAACGCTTTTCTTGAGATGGCTTGACGTACTGCTTGGCCGTGCTCTCCGAAAGCTCTTTATTATTAATAAGGAACGATAATAACGCGCTTTTAGTTATATATGGCGAGCCCTCGAACACCTCCTCCCCGGTCGACCGCCAGGCCTCCTGGATCATTCTGATGTGGCCCACGAGCACCTTGTCAGCTGCGTCGCTCTCATCACCGCCATCGCACTCAGTTATAAATGGCACGGCGCTGCTTATTTGTTCTCCTTCATCATCAAACCATCCCGGGATATTAATTCCCTTGAGCTCTACGCAAACGTGCGGGGCGAGCTCCGCATCCTTGCTCTTGCGCTGAATGATCTTGATGGCGCCTCCCTGCTTCTTCGGTGGTGCCACGCTAATCTCGATATCGAGGGCGCCGCGCCAAGCAGATGAGCCCCGGGCTCGGTGCTGTGCCTCCTCGCTGTTGCCCGTGTGATGCACGAGGAGCACCGTGGCGTTGAAGTGATTGATGAGGGCATCGCAGGCGTCAATGAAGGTTTTGGTGTCCGCAGCGCTGTTCTCATCGCCTTCCATGTGCCGGTGCACGGTGTCCACGGCGATGATGTCAGGGATGAAGCCAAGGGCCTCCACGGCCTCGATGACCCGGCGCAGCCCATCCGACTTGTTCAAATCAATGGCATCCGTCGACAGATAGAAGTCAACATCGGCCACCTGGTGGTGGTGCTTCCATGCGGCGATCCGGGCACGGAGCCCAGCATGGCCCTCTCCGGCGAGGTAGAGCACCGTTCCCTTCTTCACCTTCAGCCCAGCCCACTCTGGCCGCCCGGCGGCGATGTGGAGCAGCCAGTCGAGGGTCACGAAGGTTTTGCCCCCGCCCGATGGTCCGTGGACCATCATGAGAGCGCGCTTCTGCACCCACATTTTCACCCACCAATTGATTGCGGCGGGCTGGGCGGAGAAGTCGTCCGCCTTGACGATCCAGTCATTGGCCGGCGGCGGGAGGGCCTTGTCGAGGAGCGCCGGGGCGGCCTGGGAGCCGAGCGCCATATCGGCCGCCGTGTCCTCCTCCGGCGCATAGCGCGCCACTGAGCGGGCGATCCTCGCCACCTCAGAGGCAGGGAGGGGTGGGTCGCAGCGTGTCTCGTTTGACACCTCAAGGGCCGCGAGGATCTCTCGCTCGCCCAGGCCGTGCCGACGCATGGCCCCGGCGACCGCCGTGAGGCCATCGTTCCGATTGCCCTTGATGAGCTCGGCGTCGGTGCTGATCTTCTTTTTAGACCGGTTGAGGTATTGGTCGAGCCAGGGCTGGGGGATCTTGAAGGGCGCGACGCCTTCAAGGGGATCGTCAGAGCCCTCCCACTCATAGCGCTTGCCGTTGATCGTCGAGGGATAGGCGACGAAGTATTTGCCGTCACTGAGAAGATCCACGCCCTGCTCCAGCTTGCAGGACGTGATGGCCGGATCATAGAGCGCCAAGTAATGGAACCCCCCGCCGGCTGTCAGCTGCGTGGCACCGTCCTCGTGAGGCCCGGCCAGCTTCTTCCATTCGTCCCAGCCATCGAGGCCGCCGTTGCGGGGGTCGACGTCGAACACCACCAGGCCGGACTCCTTCCCTGCGGCGATGCCCACGTTATAGGTGGGATTCTCGGTCCACCATTTGCGGATCCGCTCGGGATCAGTGGTGGCGTCGTGGACGCCGTGAGCCGTGGCCGGCACCTTGCGGTTGGGCACGAGGGGCAAGACGGGCCAGCCCATGGCCGCATAGCGCAGGGCGGTCTTGAGGGTCAGTGGTTCAAGCTGTTGCACGTTTGATGACGTCATCGCGGTCTGCCTTTAGCTCCCCATTGGTGATCACCTCAAGCTCGAATTGCCGAGCCATGGGCGGCCTTTCTCCCCAGCG